TTTGCGAATGACAGATTGATGTAGGACCAACCAATCAGAGACGCGCGCCTTCAGCGTCTTGACAGATCCTGGAGAATTCAGATCAGCAGCAACCTCGGCAACTGCCTGTGCTGCTAACCTTTCTTTTCGCCTTTCGGCGTAAATTGAAAAATCATAGAGACGCATATCCACTGACTTGTTAATCAGTAATATTTATGCCCTCTGGATGTCCCGTGTTGTTTTACCACGCCAGATCTTCATTCTGAAAACCTTGATTTGCTGCGGGCAATCGTAGAAGGCGCGCTGACGCAGATTCATTTCGGCAACTTTTGACTTGTTGCTGAAGTTGAAATCGAGTTCTTCGATCTCGTAACTCCAGTCGGCAAAGCGATGTTTGCGTTGATTGAATGTCGAGATTATTCGTAGCGCGCGTGGCGGCTTTGAGCTTGGGAACAGATCGGTCGTGCGCTTCATGTCTGCTCCTGTGGTGATGCTGCGAGAGCGCGGATGGCGTCATGGCAATCTTCGCGCGTATCGTGTTTGTAGTTGCCATTCGCATGGAGGACAAGACATTCAGCCGCACATTCCTCAATAGCCTGCTCCCGCCCAGCCAGCCGCTGTGCTGCTCCGTAGGCTAGGAGTTGGTCGTGGCTATAAAGGGGCTTCAAGTGATGCTCGGAATGCTTGAATGTAACTAACCACTCAAACTTCCCTAGGTTCCAGTTGAACCGCGCTGTTGGCGCAGGCAACTCCACCCCACCGCGCAGCTTTTCCAACAGTGCGGATTCGACTGCCCGATTTAGTTCGCGCAAGGTTTCAAAGTTCGCACCGTAGCCGCTGTTTGCGGCCATGATGTCGTCGTTCTTCCAAATGTCGTCATCAGTCAATATCATTTCCCGTTCTCCTTGATGAACTTCTGGCCTGCTGCGAGGGCGCGGGAGAGGGCGGCATATAGCTTTGTCTGACGTACATAACTTACACCGTCATCATTTCTGACCAAGTAATCAGCGCCAGCCACTCCAAATGGGTAATTAAGTTGATGGATTGATACCTTGGTATCTACAACTTTCTCGCCATACTCCAGCGAATAAAGATAGGCATCAGGGTTTGAATTTTCAGAACTATTCATGTTGATGTTTTTGAACATCTTTTTCACCGCTTTTCGGTAATCATTCCAACCTTGGTTGTAATCGCCGATACGGGAGCTTTCAAAATCATCAGTTTGTTTCCCACCAGGCAGTTTGCGCTCCAACGCCACCACCATCTGCCGCACCACTGGGGCCGCGCTGGTCGGCTCCTGCGCTGCGGGTTGGGGTGGGGTGGTGTAGAGGGCTAAGTCGTACTTTCCGATCCGGTGCGTGTGTGAGTTCAGGCGCTCATGCGTCTTGCTGATTTTGTCGAGCATGAAGTCGTCTTCCTTTGCGCTATACCACCCGAACGGCTCCCCCGCCTGCTCCGCTTTGAGTGCGCGGGCCTTCCAGTCGTCTCGGTCGGTCTCCACATCATCCAAGCGTTGCGACAAGTCAGACATGACGGCATTAACCTCTTCTACGCTCTTGGCGTAAATCTCTTCTCCGCCGCCGTCATACCCTGGAACAATACGAACCATGATGTTGGCGACACTCATCTTCTTCAGCCTCTCCACCTCCGCAACCAGATCAGCACGGCACAGGGCGGCGAAGCGTTGCGCAAGCGGTTCATGCAGCCAAGCACAGCCAGCCTCCCGCGCCATTGCAAGAATTTCGTCTTTGTTCGGGTCAGTCATGTTGATTCCTTCTTATTGCAAACTGGGCACGGTTCGCCGCGCTTAACTTTGGTACGTGTTGCAAAATGCATCCAGCCCGCATCGTGGCCACACTTTCCGCAGACCATGTGCCCCAGCTCTGGTGTGTCTGGTGTTTCGTCGCAGAAGCCGTGATCGGTTGCTTTCATCATCACTCGTGGCGCGGCGCGTGGCAGCGAAATTAACCAGTCGACAACAAGAACTTGAGGTGTGTCTTCCATCATTCAACAATTTTGTCGTCACGACGATGTTCAAATGTTGGGAAGCGAAGTGAGGCAACTGCCTTGTTCTTCGACTTTGACACTTCTTGGTATTTGATAACCACTGTGGCACCCAACCACGCATCTTGGTTTGTCCAGATTTCATTTCGCAGGGCATCGCCAAAACCTGACCCAACGTCGGATTCGACGATGGTACCGTCTTCAGTACGACCCCAGACCTTGATGCCGCCGAGGGTATTTGCGAGGCGCTTGCCCTTTTTGCCAGCGTAGAATCCTACGATCTTGCAGTCGACATCATAGAAGTTCTTCACCTTGGTCCAGGTGAATGAACGCTCCCAGACATACACGGATTCCCAATCCTTCAGAATCAGACCTTCGTGACCGTTGGGTTGGTTGTCGAAACCTTTGGTAGTAACTTCAGCGCAGTACGCCGTCATGTCCTGGAAGTCTTTGACTTCACGACCACCAGACAAAGTAATCTTCGTGCGATTCACCAGCAACGTTTCAAGCGCCTTGCGATTTTGACGCATGGTGATCGAAGTCTTTTGAGCAATCCAATCTGTCAAAGGCATCATGAAGAATGCGCGGAGGCGAAGTGCTGCCTTTGCTGCGTCGTTGCCGACCTTCTTTGCGTTGATTGTTTCGGTGAAGTCTGAGGCAAAAGATTCGCCATCCATGACAAAGTCGTATCCAACCTCGGCGCGAATTGCCAGCAAGTCTTCGTCAAAGATGCCTGCCAAATGTTCCATCTCTTTGCCAGAGCGAGCGCGATACTCGACTGGTTTGCCTTCACGAACGAGAGCAATGGTTCGTTGACCATCGTACTTCCAATCCGCTTGGCACGGGAAGGTAACCTTGTCTTCGAAATCTTCGGTGTTGTCGCACTTGTCTGCCAACATCACTTCGAATGTTGGGATCAGCTTGCGGCTCATATCACCGGGAATCGGATTGGCTTTCCAAGCCTTATTCACGGAATCGGCACTTGCTCCGATTCGCAAATCTTTATCAAGAATCCTCGATAGATATTTGGCATCATCTTCTGAGAACAATGAGAGTGTTTCTGTTACGAGGGATCTAGCAGCATCGCCTGTTATCTGCCGCTTTGAGAGCGCACCCAACATTGCGAAGAACTTCTCATAAGAGACTTTTGACGAGGTTTGCGCATGTGACTGCGGATCATCGTATAAGCGAACGCCAAATACTTGATAAGGATCTAGGGCGGCGGTGATAAGGTCGCGGGCCATTTTATCCGCATCACCTAAGGCTACCTGAATAACCTGCTTTGAGCCAGCACCGCCAGCACCCTCACAACGCTTGATTACACTTACAAAGTTGGTCATTTTGTTCCTTAATGATTGTCTTGATTGGGCGGTCTGAGATTTTGCAGCCTTGAGGTAAGCTCTTCCAGATCTTGATTGGGCCTAACCCTTTGGTATGAAGATCAAGAACCCAGGCTTTGAATATATCGTAGGTCCATCCTATTTTACAGAGTTCAACAGAGATTCTATCATGTTTTCCACGCTGTGCCTCACCTATTTTGTAACGATGCTCATGAGTAAGTGTAACACCTTTGTTCCACGGGGTGTTTCCAAGTAGACTTTTAGATATGGCTTCGCGTTCGGCGAGTGTTCTATGCTTCCCTAAATAATGGTGCGTGCGTGTGCCATCAGCATAAGCCTGTTTGGCTTTAGCTGCCGCCTTTTCTATAGCCGACTTGCGAACTTCGGCCGACATAACAATGCCAACACCCTTCATTCGTTCGCTCTTTCGTTTATTGGCTTCAGGAGTGTGTTTAGCCTTTGGAACACCAATCTGGCGAAGTGAGATTTGTAATCGTTCTTCGTCGGTCCAGCGTCTTGGTTTCTTTTTGTGAGTTCGTTTCTTTTCGAGCCACCCTGACCCACCTCCACCAGGGATGAGATTTAGACAAAGATCATCACATAAAATATCTTTGGTAACAATCTGACTTTCAAGTATGTTTGCTTCTTCCCTGGTTTTACATTCTGCGATGATCGATTTCGAGAAGGCTTTTGACCCGTACTTCTTGATAGAGGCTGTTATCAACTTCCCAGAACCAAGATATTTTATATCTTCGCGCGGAGGTTTTGGTGATGATCTAACGCCAAAGTAATATTGCCCAGTGTCAAGTTTTGTGATTTTGTAAAGGTAGTGGAACACATCATTCTCCCTAGTGATGTGTTATTTATAGTAAAACCTCTACTAAGATCCTTCTTATTCTTGGTCGAAGGTCACTCCAGACCCTTTTGAATAGCAACGAGGCCTTGAATGAACAAAGCCAGATGTCGCTTAGGCAACCGCTTGGCAGCGACCGTCAACCTGTGGAGCAGCAAATCTGCTTCGGCACCACGCAACTTGGATCCGCGAGAGCGCCGCTTCGGGCGTT